TCGGGGGCTTCAATCTTTGCTGGTGGCATCAGGGCGGCAGGGCCATTCGGGGAAGATTCCGGTTTGACGCTCCACGGAACCGGAGTTCCCGCAGTTCCCGGCGGCGGTGCGGCTGGCATTGTAGGTGCCGCAGGTTGCGGCGTTGGGCCCGGAGAGGAAACCGGAGCCGGAGGCATTGTTGCCCTTGGGGTAACGGGCGGTTGCCCTGAAGGGATAGCGGCGGGCGGCATCGTTGCCGGAGATGGTGCCCCAAGGCGCAGCCGTCGCTGCTCTTCGGTTTCATCGAGGCCCGCGGGCGGCATCGTGAGTACGTCTTCACCCGCCAATGCCGAATCCCCCTTTCTGGAAGCTGGGCACTATGCCTCTGCCGAGAGCGTTGCCGAAACCGCTGGCGAACTGCGTCCCGAACGTGTCGCCGAAGCTGGGATTAGCCGATGCCGATTCCTCGCCCGTCTTGAGGGCCGTATTCGCGCCGCCGAGCGATGTGCCATACAGTTGCCCTGCCTCGCTGATGCCAGCGCTCCTGTCCTGCAGCGCTGCGGTTCCTATGGCCTTCTGCGCCGCCATCGCGGCGTCGGCCGAACCTTGGCCCTTCTGCATGGCGAGTGAATCTGCCAGTTCGTTTGAGCCAGCATCGTTTCGGGTTCGCGCTTCACGGGCCTGTGCGGTTTGGGCCAGAGAATCAAACGCGGCGTTGTTCGCGTCCTGCCCAGATGACGTGATGGCGGTCTTTGTGGCCGGGTCGAAACCGGGATTGGCGAGCCGTGCGTTATTCGCGTTACTCGCGGTGCCGAAGGAACCGACCGCATTCCCCTGGTCGGTGGCCGAATTGCCGGTCGCGGTGTTGAAAACTTGATTGGACTGGGCTCTGCTCATGTGGCGATCACGTTTCCCGGCCAAATGCTATAAGAGGGCCAGCTATTCTTTTCCCATCCGAGTTGCACGAGCCGCTTCCCAAAGACTTCGAGTTTCGGCGGGATGAAGCAGTTGATATCGCTTAGTCCGGCTTTCCATGCTGCGCGCATCAGGTGGTCGTTGCCTTCGAGAAGCGCCTGCCAGCGTTTGCGCGGGCTTCCGTCAGGACTGCCAATCAGATAAGCCTCCGAGGTCACGCGGAGCAATGCTGCGAACCGAATCGAGCCGCGCTTCTCTGCAATGAGTTTCACGACTATCGAGCGATCAGCGAGCGGGGGAAGCAAATAGCCGAGATTCTGCTGTGCGTGCAGTTCGGTTATCTCGGCGAAATCTTTTTCGGTGCCTTCGCGGAAATTCATCACATACCACCGCGCACAGGCGCCCATGCTGAGTTTTGCAGCGAAGGCGACAGCTTCTGGAGTCTGAACCAAGCATTTAATCCGTTCGTTGCGAACTTGTAGGAGCAGCGTTCGCCCTCTAGATTCGTGGTTAATTCGAAATCTCGCAGCAGTCGGCCCACGTTTCCGAAGAGTTGATAGCTGTCGGCGAGGCCGATCTGCGACACCGTGAAGGCGGTCGCGCTCAGTATTTGCTGGATAGGGAAAACTCCGTTCATGGAGTTGTCCGCCACTCCGCCGATCACTACGGCGAGGTCTATTCCCTGAGTGAGCCCATGCCCCAGCGCACACGTAACGGTGACGAGGCCGTTCTTTCGCGTGATGGTGGTGATTGCCGAGGGCGCTGCGGTGTTGATCAGGTTCAATGAAGGCAGGGGATTCGAGAATTGATTGCCGTCGAGGAAAGCGGAAAGGCTTAGACTCCCCGATCCTTCGATGAAGCCGGTGAGATACGAGAATAGTTTGCGATGCGTCCTCAGTTTCAGCATCGGCTCCTGAATCTGCGAGGGGAAGTAGTAGGTCTGGTAGTAACTCGGGATGGCCACGCCGTCGTCGGAGAGCTGGCTATTCTGCAGGTTGTAGATCTTGCCGTTGCCAGCCGAGTTCCCGAAGAACATGCCCGCCTGGCCGACTCCAAGTTCTTCGTTCGGCGCCTCAAACCACGCGCAATTAGCTGAGATCGTCCAGGGCGACCATTTCCGGCCGAGTCCTAAGCTGAGTATCTTCCCCGAGTAGGCCGAGAAATGTACCGGCGGCGTCTCGATGATCTGCGAGGCGGAGATGAGGCCGCGATAGTCGAGCGCGAGTATCTTGTTGGGCGTGAGCGCCCCGTTGAATGGAGCGCCCACGAGGATGCGCTTGTTGAGCGTATCCACTCGTACCCAGACCGTATGACCCGCTTGAGACCAGTTGATTTGATCCCAAAGCGGTTGAATCTCCTGGCTGATCTTGTTGGGTTCTGAGCCGAAGTAGTAGAGATACAAGCCGCTAGGATGCGCGATCACCACCCAGTCTTCTCCGACATCCACGCCATGCACCGAAGGCGTCCCGACGACTCCGGACACCTGCGTGATCGACCAGGTGGAAGGCAATCCGCCATTGTCCTGCGTGCGATAGAGCGAGCCTTCCTTGACGAAGTGAAGATGGTCATTGGCGGTTAGCGATGATCTGTCGGTGATGACGAAAGCGGCCCTGACCGGCTGCGCGTTCTGGTTCATCTGCAGCACGCCGGAAACGCCGTCGAATCCTTCCGGCAATGCACCGCCGAAGTTCGCAAAGATGGAACTTGCGCGCACCTGAGTCGCAAGGTAGGGCGTCGCGGTGGGGTATAGCTCGATGTTGTCGATTACGATCCAGCCGCCATTGGTCGGAGTTCCCGTCAGATAAACCCGCAAAACCGCGTCGGCGGCGATGTTCTGCGCGGTAATGAGCGCCGAAATGGTCTCCGAGAAAACGGTGGTTCCGATAGCCGCAACCGGGATTGACAACGTGCCGAGCGTCATGGCGAGCGATGGGGAGTATATGTCGATGGTCAGATTGCCCTGGGTTATGCCGCCGCCCTTCTTGGCCTTCACGCGCACCGAATAGGCCGTCTGGTCCTGCAGGATGCGCGCGCTCAGGAAATCCTGAAAGACCGACTGCGTAATCATCCCCACGTTCGCATTGCCGTTGCCGGTGATCCGGTAGGCGTCGCCCCACACCACATTGACGCTATCTTTCGAGCCGCCCGCGCCATACGTGGCGTCAGACGCCCAGCCGAGAGGCACGTCCGATCCGCCCGTCCCACCAGCCAAGTCCCAGCCGCCATCGAAGGTAAGGTTTTGGAAATTGTTGATGTGGTTGCGCTCGCCCCACCAGAACACGCGGCCCGCATAGCCAATAGAGCCTAAAGATTCGCCAAGCTCGACCTGAATGAAGAGGTTCTGGCCGGGAGCATTGACCGGAGTTCCGGCCGCTAGAGCCGCATCGGTGAAACTGACCGTAAAGGATGTCGTGGTGTTGTCGTTGATGATGAATGAGGGCAGGTAGAAGAAATTCGCTCCGGCCGCGACGGTGAAGATCAGAATCCGCTGCTTAATGTTCGATGGGCCGATGGGGATTTGTCCCGCCGCCGCTCCCATGTTCCCGGCCGCATTCCAGTTAATCGTTGATGAAGGCTTAGTGATGTATCCCTGCCGCGTCACGAACAGGACACCGAACCCATGCACTCCGGCTGAGATCGAGCCGCCCCCAGCTAATGTTCCACCGCCGGAGTTCGCCAAGGCATCGGCTCCGGTGATGTACAGAATGCAAACCGTGTTGCTGGTTATGCTGCGGACGTTCCAGGTGCCGTTATAGCCAGCAACTCCGGCGCCAGCTATGGTTCCCGTGCCCCCTAAAAACATGGTGTTGGCGGTCGTTGTAGTAGTTTTCGTTAGGTTGTAGGTGATTGTTCCGGCATGAGCGACTGCGGCGTTCTTAAGCGGAGATGCAAGCGTGTAGGTGTAACCATAAGCGCCGATGGCCGAGACAGCCCATTCCCCGTCCAGGCCGTTCGTCGTGCCGGCTAGCTTCATTTTGTCGCCGACCTGTACCGTTCCTGCCGGCGGATTCGGAGCCGTCACAAGGACGAAGATGTATCCAGCGCCGTTGCTAAAACTTGTAGCTATATTGTCGGTCAGTGGGATTAGTCCAGTGGCGGATGCCGCGATATTCACTGCCGCACCGGGAGCGTCGCCGATAATTCCCGGCTCACCCGGTCCCACTTGGCTCACGCGGTCAAAAAACGTGCCGTCATACTGCCGCGGGATGTCGATGCCGAACTTACCGTCCCCTAACGCGAGATATTCCCTGCCAAATAGCGTGGTGGATTTGCCGCGCGCGCCCGCAACGATGGCTTGGCCAACTCCCGCATTGATCTGTGCGAGTGCGACCGTCTGCGCTGACCAAAGCGAGCCCAATGAATCTAGGGCCAACAGAACTTCGGTGAGGTTCGGCTGAGTGTAAGTTTTCAGATAAGTCAGCGTGGGATTGCCCGCGATTGCAGCGAACAGAGAAGCGAGGCCAGGGCGAGTGAATACCGCGCCAGGCTTGAACGCGACATCCTGGCAATCGGGCGAAACTCCATCCGGTAGATCAGACGGAGCCATGTCTAAGACAAGGCCGCCCATACTGTCCAAACTGATGTCAACGGTTCCGGTGACGCTCATGTTAGGATTTCGGAGTGACTACGCTGCGACTCGACATCCAGAATTACGTTGAAAGGCTACGCGCGGACTCTGCTGTGTGTGAACGCCCAAGAGAAGATGGTGAGAAGTGCCCTCAATGCCTGGAACGTTTGAGAATCGCCGATGCACTGGATCGTATTCTGCAAGAGCCTCGGCCGGTAGCCGTGGCATCCTGATGAACCGCCGCTCTTTCATTTCCGGGCTAATTCGCGTGGGAGCGTTCGTCGCTTTCAGTCCAAATCGACTGGTCTTTGACTTCGGAAGGAAGTTGTTTCTGCCAGAGCCGGAATGGTTCACGATCAGCGGTTCACTTAATTTCGATGGGACCTACATCGGAAAAAGCGCACGCGCATTTGAAATAACTCAGGGCGCAGGACTGGATCGTATCGAGATGCTGCTGCCCCCTGGAGTTGTGCCGCGTCTTGAAGATGTGCGCTTTCCTTGGGACTCATAGCCAACTTCTTCCATGCCGTGACGTGTACGCTTTCCGCCGTCTGCCGACGTGCTGTTCCCGTTGCGCGACACGGTTCTTGAGAAGCTCGATTGCATCGTCATACTGCGGTTTCATCAGCGGAGCCATTGCGCCGCCACGGGCGAGAGCTACCAGTTCCGCAGTCTTGAACGCTACGGCGTTCTGCCCGTCCCTGATCTCCAACGGACTCGTGCCGTCCGTCATGTCGAGGAAAGCCGCTTCATATCTCAACTTGATCTGCTCGTCTTGTGTGGCTCCGAGAAGGTAGATTCCGTCCGTTCTCCATTCCCAGTAGCAGAGACGCGAGCCTTGCAACTGTTCGGGCAAGCCGCCGGCGTCGGTCATGTCGGTGATCTCGATCCACTCTTCGGTCGAGCCTGCGGTGCGCTCCTCGATTCTCAGCGGAACCATGAGATCGACGGGGAGCTGAAGAACTACCCCGGAGTACGTGGTGAAGTTAGAAGTGCCGTTGTTGAATCCGGCGTTGTTCAGCACGGCTTGAACGCTTGCATCCTGTCCCGCTACTGCGGGCAGAACCATCAAGACGTCGTCCTTGATGTAGGACGGCGCCTGGACATTGCCGAGTTCGGAGTTGACGTGCCGGTAGGCCGAGTTCGCGTAAGGCAGGAGGACCGCATCGGTGGCCCAGCTTCCCAGCGCATCGTTGACGAGGGAGCGGACCAGAGTGAAGACGGTACTGAGGGTGGCGTAGGCGGTTTGCCCTGCGCCGGAGGGTTGCGCGATGGCCACGCGCTATCCCTTGGGGAAGATGATGGAGAAGTTGATGTTGGCGTCGGCGAGAAGCTCGGCTCCATAGGCGCCTGTACCCTCCGGCGTGTTGCTGGCAGTGTTGATGATGAGTTTGCTGTTATTGAGCGCGTTGCCAGCGACGAGCGCAAAGCTATCGCCACAACTCCCGACGACCGAGCCACTACCAGCGATGGGCGGTCCCGCTGGCGCGAAGATGCGGCCATTGGGGCTCTGATAACCGACTGAGCCGGTGAAGTCCACTGTATCGCCGCCGGCCGGATAATTGCCCGTGAGTGTTAAGTTGCCATAGAGTTCGATGGCGTCGAGGTCTTCGATAACGAATGTTGGAGTGACTTTTACGGCCATTAGAGTGCCTTCCTTTGTTCGCGCTGCTTCTTCGCGCGCGGTACTGCTGGAATCGGTTGTGTAACTGCTGGATTCTGCTCGCGGTGACACGTCGCGCACACTGTCGCCGTCATGGTCTTCATCTTCGAACCGCAGAATTGGCAATCGGGCAGCGCGGCCATGTTGCTGATGACGTAGAGCCAATCGACATCCACGCCCAGCCGTCGGGCCGAGCGCTTCCAACCCGCATGAATCATGTCGGGGCGATGAAACTGGTCCCATTCCGACTGCGCGCGCTCGAATAGCGCCTTGTCGGATAGCGCAAGGATTTCGTGAGCCTGTGCGAGTTCTTCGGCAGTGGGTGTCATGCCTTCGGCGACGAACACTCCAGCAAACCCGCGCACCTGCTCCTCGGCCACAACGCCCGTCACAGTAGAGCCAATGCCCCAGAGGTCGGAGTTCCACTGGCGAACTAGATCGACGGCGATGTCTTCGGCCTTGATGGGGAACTGCTCGACAACGGGATTCTTGCCCATGGTTAAATCTCCGCGATGGATGATGCCGCGCGCCGCAGAGATCGCAAGCGACACGAAAGGCTCGCCCTTCGTGCAGCCCTCGATGCGGTAGCAGCCATAGGTTCGCTCGGCCGCAAACGGTATCTGCGCGATGTTGACGATTACCGCTTGTTCGGTAGGCAGCGCGATAGGCGCCGAAGGAACGAATGTCGGTACTACTCCGCCAGTTTTCATGGTTGTCCTTTCAGGCGACGGTCACAAACTCGTTTGCATCGAATGCCGGTCTTTCGAGGTAGTCCCTGGCTTCCTGCATCCAGCGCTTGTCTTTTTCCGCTTGTGCTTGCTTCAGTTCGGCGAGCGAGGGAACGTGCTGTTCCTTGTAGATCACGGCTTGGATTACGTCGTAAAGGATCGTGGGCGTGAGCTGAACGAAGTGGCCGTTTAGCTCGATGACGCAACAGAGTTGATAGCGCCCGCGCTCAGGATAGGGGCCGAGTTGCGGGATGTTGCCTTCCTCGCCCCATTCCCGAGTCTGCCTGTACCAGCTTTCCGGCGTCCCGTATTTTTCTGGAGCGACCCATTTCTCGACGATCCACCTATTGAGAAACATTGGGTACTTCTGGACCCAGCGGAGTGCGAGAACTTCGCGGATGAGATGCCCGGCGTCGTCGCGGTCTTCCCACTTCCCGCCGATCCAGTCGAACAGATTCCAGCCCCAGGTGAGGCGGAAATTAGGCTCGCCGAAGCGATTATTACCTCCGGCAAGCCTGAGCTCGCGTTGAGCCCAGGCCGGCGTCTCACGATTCATTTTATGCTGGTGCTGCCTTCGCCGCCCGCTGGAGGTATAACTTCGCCTTTGCCGCCCAGTTGGGAATGGTGGTCATCCGTTCTAATGCGTGGTTGCATGAAGCGCAGAGGATTCCGCGAATCTCTTTAGTTATGTGGCAATGATCGACGTGAAGCCTGTTTTTCTGCGACCGTTCTAATCCACAAATGCCGCAGCGCGGTGGATCTCCGGCTAGTTCAAGGTATTTCTCTGGCGTGAGCTTGTACTTGGCCATTAAGTGATAACGCCAGTTTAGGAATAAGTGGTATGTCCTATTGCTTCGATGCCAACTTTCGCTTCTATCTTTAACTTCTCTCGGATGGGCCGCATCCCAAGCTGCGGATATTTTCCTGTGGCATTCGCTGCAATAAGAACTCGGATAAACATTCCCGCTCTTACGCTTCCTAGAACGAAACGCGGTAAGTGGAAGAACTTGATCGCAACGACGGCACTTCTTTTCTCCGTCAACTACTGGGTTTTCGGGCCTCGGGTAGTTCCGTGTTGTCGTCATAATCTAATCCTATGACAACAACGCTACAAAAGCTATCTATTTAATAGCCACTGGGGCGAGCAAGGCTATCAATGAAGCCGCTCCGTCGAGGATTGCGATTGAAGATTTGGAGCACGTGCTGATATACAAAGCCCATGCTTGCGGCGGGTCCGCCGGATGCGCCGTAGGACTGATACCAGTTCTTGCCGTTAGCGAATTTGACGAAGCCCATCGGGTACAGCTCGCAGCGGCCAAACACGGTCAGGTCGAGGAAATCGACGCGCGTCTGATCGGCGTTCTGCGCGATCTTGATACGGACGCCGTGCATGTTCCCCGTGTTGTAGTTCTTGTAGCTTGTGGGGTTCATGTCGACCGATTCGCCCGTGTCGTGCTTTGCGCGGTCGATGATCTGCACGGTGGTCGAGAGCTGGTCCCAGGCGTGCTTCTGCTCAAGCGGGAGATGCGCTACGAGATTCCCGACTTCGTTGAGACCTAGACTCTTGCGGATTTTGTTGATGCACAGTTCCGGCATCATCGGAGCCAGAGCGCCGGAGTTGCCGTTAACCCGCGGAGTCGCCAGCTTGACCGGATACGTCGCGCGGTTGAGGTTCTGCCACACGCCGGTCGTGGCGTTGTTGCTGTGATACTTGATCGTAAAGAGCGTGACCGGAGTCGGCCCTGCGAGGCCATCGGAGAAGATTTGATCGGTCGCAACCGTTCCAGGAGGCAGTTGATCGACAACGATGGTCTGCGCCGTCACGGGATCGACAGCGAGAACCGTAGTCGTCATGCCCGCAGCCGCGCTGCGGTTGATGGTGCCGGTCGCGTCGTAAATCTGGATGGTCTGGTTCTCGTACACCAGTTGCGCGCCGGTCGGCACGTTCATGGTCAGGGTCGTGCCCGTAACCGTACCGATGGTGCCGAGCGATCCCGTCGCCGTGGCGTTCACGTTCTTGTCCACGAACGACCGGAACTGCTTCAAACCTTCGGTAACAATTCTCTGAGTCGCGTCGATGATGGCTTTCTTGCGGGAATCGGTCGCATATTGCGCGAGGAAGGTCTGCAAGAAACTCATCTTCAGCGGCACTACGGTCAAGGTTCCGACGTCGTACGACTCGCCAGAGCCCAGCCCGTAATCTCCGCCGTCCAGATTGACATATCCGCCCTTGCCGCCGGCGGTCACTTGCATCGGCACGCGCATGGCGCGGTCAGACACCGGAACGGCGTCCGTTGCCTTGCTTATCATTTGAATCGTTTCGTCGCCGCGCTCGTATAATACCTCTATCTTGTCCTCTACGCGCTCGTACTCAGTCGCGGCGACCTGTGCAGCAGATTGCTGAGCCATACAAGTTCTCCTTTGTGTTTAACGGAAATTTTAGAGATTGAGAAAATCCCGATCGCTGATCTTGAGGGAGCCATCGGGATTCCGCTCTCTCAATGCTTCTGCAGAAATTGGTTTGCGGGTATTGGTCGCGCCCGGCTTGCCGCCGCCGACATCTGTGCGGGTAGCCGCGCCTTTGGCCTTGTTGCGCGCTTCGAGATTCGTAGACGCGCGTTCCTTAGACCATGCCGATACGACTTTCGCAACCGCAGTGGTGATGATCTTGGGAGTTGCGGCGTCAATCATCAGTTGACTCGACTCATCGAAAGCTTTTTGGTCGGCGCTGCGGTTGATCTTGTCGAAGGTGTAGCCACCCTTGCCGTCAGCGTGTCGCTGGCCGATTAGTGCCGTTACGCGCGAAAGAAGCCACGCATTCGAGCCAACCTGCGCCGATACTTCGGCTGAAATATCGTCCAGCAGTTTCGCGCGGTCCTTTTCGCCGATCGATTTGGGCAAAACGTTTGCGAGCACTTTGCCCGCCTCGGTGCGAACGTGCGTGTTGATCTTCGTTGCGCGAGCATCGCGCCGGAAATTCCATGTCTCGGTCTGGGCTTTCTGCTCGCTTGCCCGTGCGGCATTTTCGCGTTCGGCCAACTTGGTCAGGTTGGCATCGGCTTTGGGTTCGGCCTTCGGCTGGCCCATGAGCTTCGAGGCCGCATTGCCGAAGTCTTCCCATTTCTCGGCCTGTGCGGCGGCGCGCATCTCGGCGATGGCCGACACGATGCCCTGCAGGTCAGTGCCGATTCCCGATGCTTTAAGGGTCGAATTAACCAGTTCAGCGCTGATCTGATTCCACGACTCCGGGCTGGCCTTGGCCATGTGTTGCGCCGCGGCGCGCATCAGATTGACGCCGCCGTCCGGAGTCATGGAAAGGTAGCGTTCGGCGACGGTGGCCAATCCTCCCGGTTCGTTAGCCTCTAGGGCAGAGTCCAGTTCGCCAACTTCCTTGGAGAGGGTTTGGAGGGCCGTGACCTGCTCTCGGCCCCCTGGTAAATCCTTGAAAAACGCATCGAGGTCCGCGGCATCCTTGAACTTGTCGGAGAATGCCTTCTGCACAGCCAGAAGCTTCTCGACTTCGGTCCTGGCTGCTGGATCGGTGACCTTGGCGAGCCATTCCGGCTGGCCCTCTTCGAGCGCCGATAGGTTAATCTCTTCCGGTGCTGCTGGTTCTGCTGGTTTGGGTTCTCCGGTCTTGGCGGCAGCGTCGACGCCTGCCTGATCCGTAGTCGACGTGTCCGGCTGATTCAGAAATTCGGTATCGCTGACATTAGCCGCGGGGGCTGCCGGAACTGAGGGAGCGGAACTTCCGCCGCCATCTCCGCCACCTGCTCCACCTGCCGGTGCTGCGATCGGTTCATCAGGCATTTGCGTTCCCCTCCCCAAAACCGCCCTGCCCTGACGGTTTCGCTGCTAATTTCGCCTTCAATTCGTTGGCCTTGTCCTCGCGTTGCTGGTCTTTGTTGGCCTGCAGTTCGTTCGGATCCGCGTGAATGTTGTCCTGCGCAAGCGCTTCGGCCATCGGCCCTGGAGGCAACTTGTCGATCTGCACGCTCATGCTGGGCGGCTTGGGCGGAATCTTTTGCTGCGCCTGCTGGGCGCGTTGGGCCACGATCTTCTGCGCTTGGTCGGCGAGTAGCGCAACGTTCTGAACTCCTAGCGGATTCTTCTGCGCTTCGTCCTGACCGGCGTCGGAATTAGCCCAGTCGATGCACGTTTCAAGGATTACGTCGGGCCGGTCCAAAATGGGATGGACTTGCACCGTAGATTGGGGCGGTTGCGGCTGCATCGTAACGGCCACTTGGCCGGTCTGCGGATCCATCTGTGGGACCGGCTTCGGACCAGGCTGAAATGGGCCGCTCTGCAGACATTTCTGAATCGAACGCAGGGCTTTTAGCCGCGCATCTTCGTTTGAGTCCTGCAGTTCGGTCACGCCCAGGATGCTCTTCATGAAACTGATGCTGGCCGGGTTGTCGAATAGTTGCAGGAGGCCGGGAATGCTCCCGGCTTGTTCGAGAAGCGCCAGAATCACTTCGCGCTGCTGGCTCTTGAGGCGCGGATAGGAAGCATCGGCTTCGCATTCGACCATTACGTTGCCGCGAAAGTCCGCCAAGCGAATCCATTTTGCTTTTTCCTCGTCATGCTCGCCGGGGAAGGGAACTTCCACGTCTTCGGGCCGGTTCTTCTTGAAAACTTCAAGGCCCAGCGCGATATTGTCGGCGTAAAACTCCGCCACGCGACGGATGATCATCCCGATTCGCCCTAAACTCTGGTCGCGGGCGATTTCGTAACCTGCGGCAGTCTTTCCGGCGACGCCTTCCATCGGGCCGCCGCCTGCCGCGTTGAATAATCCAGTCAGAAACTGCGCCACAGGACCGATTAGCTCCTGCATGGTCGTTCCAAGCGAAACCGGCTCCTTTGCGGGGTCGGGGCTATAGAAACCATCCTGCAGGGCCATGCCGGGACGTGCTCGGGCGGGATAATGCACTGCCGGTTCGGCCGTCTGCGTTCTCAATGCATCGAAATCGAGCACTTGCGGGTCGGCGTAGATGGGCGGGATGCCGTATTCGTAGGTCTCCTCGCGCATGTTGCTCAAGGAGTCGTACTGCTCGTTGATGTCGATAAGCGTATCGCCTGCGGCCGGTCTTGCCTGGCCATCTCCGGGGATGGCGTGAACGACTTTCCAGTGGTCGTTCATGGTCTCGTTGCGGGCTTCGCAATACTCAAGCCCGGCAAAGGCCACATAAGCGCCATCGGGGAACAGTTCTTCGAGTTCCGCCACCAGGTCGTCGTCTTCGAGCTTCTTAAAGGCCCATTTGCGGAGCCAGGTACGTGAAAACGTCGGCAAAAACTCGAACACGTCCGACATCGTTAGGAAACCGAGGTTCTGCTTGACGCCTAACCGAGCCACGCGCTCGTAAAGCTGTTCCGCGCTCATTCCGTAACTGCCCTCGATTCCCTTAGCGGCGTGAGGGAACATGGCCTTGAGCTTGGCTTTGTGCGGCTCGCAGTTCCATTGCAGGTAGGGATAGTCGGCGAACTCGTCGGGGTAGATGGGGCCAATTACTTCTAGGCCGCCCATGTAGGAGATCACTTCCTGGCCGTTCGGAATCTTCTCAGTGCCCGAGTCCTCCGGAACCGTCATGCGCTGGCCATTGAGCATGGTGTCGCGCGTGCCTTGAATCGGCATTTCCTTGAAGCCGAAGCGGTCGCCGTCTACTACATACCTCGTATAGGCGTAACAAACCCCATCGGTCCACAGATAGCGGCCGATGGTCTGCAGGGCGTCGTAGGGGTTATTGTTCCGCTCGATCAGGTCGCCGACGTCGTAACCAACTTTCGCGGCCGTGATGTCTTCCTGGCTCTCGCGCGACTTCGGGTAGCAGATCCATGAAGGGATGTCCTGGCTCATCAGTTGCACGAAGGTCAGTCCGTAAGCTTGATAAATCCCAATCGAGCGCTGGAACCGTTGACCGGCAGGATCGGCGCCCCCAAACGAACTGGATTCCGGTCCGTGTCCGGGCGTGGCATAGTCGTCGTAATCTCCGGTTCGGCTGTTGGGCAACGCATAGTGAATGTTCTGCCAGAACAGACGCGCGTACTTGGTCCGGAGAATGCGGTGTCTCTGCGCGTACTGGCCTTCCACGCGATACTCAAGGCAAAGAGTCTGGAGCGCATTGGCGATGCGGGGATTCTGTTCCTTGAGGTGCTCGAAATTAGGACCGTACTTTTGCTGATTCGCTGTCAGTTCGCCGGAAGGGTTCGCGTTGCCGTCCTGCTCGGATGGCTTAACAGGCGCGTCGCCATTCCGCCCGAGCTTATCCGCTATCTTCTGGGCGACGCCGCCGAGCATTTCCTTAATGGCCAAGGGTTATTTCTTCTTTTTGTCCGGCAAGTCTCTGGTCGAGGTCGAAGCAAAATCGTGTAGCTGCCGGTGAGTCATCTGGAGCAATTTCCGATTGCGCTTGTAGAGCTTCGAAGGGTCATGCTCAGCGATGGCCGTCGCGGCTTGCTGCGCTTTACTTTCCGAAGGCATCGCGGATTGACTTGGTGGCGATACGCAGCGCCATGCGGCGCCGATTCGCTCTTGGCTCTGGACCGAATCTCTGGTTCACGTCCTGAAAGGCCAACTTCCTAGCCGCAGCGCGCCTTCGTTGTCTGACGCCGAAGGTGGCGTGATCCACCGCCTCTGTAATCATGTTCATATGATGCAGGCGATCCAACCCGCCGAGCACTTCTGGCCTTGGGGATCGTCAAGGTTAGGAAGATGAAGTTGAGGGCGACTCCATCCGGGTCCGATTTCCCGGTTCCGCCGTCCGCGCCTGCTCGGCCGGTTCTTGCGGCGGGAGGATTCTAGTGTCCGAGTAATGCGCGATCCTCTGCTTGTGCGGCTGAGTCCGTCACTTCACCAATGGTTGGCTCCCGATCCGTTTTGTAGATCGCCACGACATCGTGAATCGTCTGATCTTGACCAAGGCGCACCGGAATTAAATCCATCGTAATGCCTTCGGGAGACGGCGTGTTCATCAACCCTTCAAGATCAACCGCGCGCACATCCGCGAAAACCATGTAATGGCCCTTCGGAAGATAAGCCAAAGCCTTATTCGCTTTGCCGTCAACCGTTAGGGTTGGCATTAGCGCCAAGCCTGGCAATGCCGCAAGCAGTTCTCGCCTTCGCATGTATCCTCCTAATCGACTGTCGTGTGCTCGCCGTGCTTCTTCATCTCCTCGGCGGCTTCTTCGAGACTGCCATGCTCGGAGTGGTGAACAAGCTGGCCGTTATCGCCATGCACGGTCAAGTGGTGCTTGCCGTCTTTGGCGTGGTGGACGTGAAACGTATGGCCTTTCCCGCCGCCATCGCCCGAGCCTTCGTCTGCCGGCGGAGGAGCCTCTTCGGATGGCTCGCTCTGCGATCCCTTCCATCGGTCCACTGCTTCGCCTAGTCCATCCATGTTATGACTCCTTCTGCAAGTTTCTCTGAGCTTCTTCGACGGCCTCGGCCGCGATCTTTGCTTTCGATGCGGTTTCCAACGCGTGCAACCGCTGTCTCTGCTGCCACGTAAGCCGCCTCATGCGCTCCGGGTATGTCTTGACTTCTTCGGCTGGCGGCAGCGGTGTGACACCGGCCTGAGACAGAAGCGTGTTCACCGCGGCGCGTGTTTCCTTGCGCGATTGCTCAAGCTCGGCTTCGAGCGCGAGGTTGGTCTCGCGGAGCCGCATGTTCTCCGCTTCGAGCAGGGCGGTGCGCTTACTTGTGAGGAGGTTTCTTAGCCACTTTCGCATGTTTCTTGGGATGCGCCTTGTGACGCGGGGGCTTGGGGGCGTGCTTGGCGTTTTCCTTTGCCTCGGCTTCGGCCTTCTGCTTGCGCTGGGTTTCGAGCGGAACCTTGCGCGTGAACTTCAGTTCCAGTTTCAGCGTGCCGTTTTCGAACGAAACCACGGTAACGCACGGGTCTTTGTGGTCGACCAGCTTCTTCAGGTTCTCGACTTCATCCGGCGAATGGCCCACCACTTCGAGGTTGAAGGTAGCCTCGTCGGCGCCGTCTCCCCAACTGCCTGTCGATTTCGAAATGAGCATTGCGATGTCTCCTTAAGCGATTCGATTAGTTGAGGACTTCGAGGGTCGATTCCAGTCCCTGCGCGCCAGGGTTGCTGGTTGCGCCCACGGCTTCGAAGAATACCGTGATTCTGGCGTTGGTGGTTAGGTTGAGTGTGCCGGTCGCAGCGATGCCGTTATCGACGCTGACACGCTGGAGAGTCGTGGCACCAGCCGAAATGGCTCCAGCCGACATCCCGTTCACTTCTGCCGTTCCGGTCGCGCCGGTGGTGAGGATTCTGACGGTGCAGGTGTAGTTCACGGTATCCGCACCGCCTACGCTCGTGAACGTATCGTTGATGTTGCAGAGGGGCTTGGCGACGCTTGCGACGTTGGTTCCGTTAGCGTCCCATCCCACCGCAACAATGGTGCTCGTGCCCGAGCCGCCATCGGTGTAGACGAACTTGCCGCTGACGCGGAACTCCGCGCCGATATAGTTGAAGCAGTTTGCGGGAATTGTCCAACTGGCGACTGGCTGCGGGACCGTCGTTGCGCTCGATCCTGAGATAGCTGAGGCAGAAGCAAGGCCAACGATATTGGAGGAAGAGACCCCACCGCACGCGCCAAGCCGGCTGCCCGGAGCGTATGAATAGCTTACAGAGGAGTTAGTCAGGGCATGTTGACCGGCAAGAGTTTGCGCTGTCGTGGCTAGATCGGTATACAACTGCGCCGTGTTGACCGGAAACGTGGTGATCTGCGCGCCGCCGGTGGTAAAGAGGCCGCCCGCGCCGAAGGTCGAACCAATTTGGTTATACGTGGTATTGGTGACAGCGCAGGCCGGCGTAATGGTCTCCAGTTTAGTCATGGTGCAGACGGTCGCAGTCACGGGAATCTGATAAGCGAGGATGTAGGTGCCGCCCGAAAGAGACAGATACGGAACCGCGCCAACCGCGCCCGGCGAAGCTGCGGGGATGCCCATGTCGATTGCTTTGCTGGCTACCGAGGTCCAACTCGTAGTAGCGGAGCACGGCCCTTCGTTGCCCTCGATGTCCACATAAGCCCAGCACGCGAATACCGTGCCGCCCCAAGATGCCGAACCTGCCACCGTGGCGTCGGAGCACATCTGGTGGGTGGTATCGCAGGCCGCTTGGCCGGCGATGTTAATGGCGGGAAGTGTCGGAGGGGCCAGGAACGCGCCTGTGGCCGTGGGGTTCCAGTACCGCGGGGGTGCAGTTCGCTTGTCGATTATGGCCACGCCAGGAAGCACGGTCGCTGCGGTGAGAATCGCGTTGGTGCCGCCCCAGTTCGGGCCGATCACAACTGCGCCGGCATTCGCTCCCAGTTGCGCTGCGTCGTTGATCGCTTCCTGCAATCCGAATGACCCGCTGCGCACCTGGTAGAGGTTCTCGCTTGCAGCATGGGCGTTCGTAAAACTTCCGGTGACTTGCGCGCAGGGTTGCTGTGCTTCGACGCCCGAAGGAGCCCCCACGATGCTCACCGATGTGGGTGTAACGGTTTCGGCGACAGTTGTGCCTGTATCGAACGAAATGGGACCGAGCGGGTATGAGAATAGGGCGACCGAGCGGCCATCGGCCGTCGTTCGAATGGCAGGGCAGACCAAAGCGGTTTGCGTACCAGTACCAGTGAACCCGATGGCGATATGGGCGCCCGCGACTCCGCCGTAACCGTAGGCGAATTGCGTGGCATCGCGCTCGCCGAGCTCGTAAGACGTATTGGCCTGGGCGTGACCGATGCCCGCCGCGGCCAAGACCAGCGAGGCGACTAAACAGACTCGTGCGAAAAAGGTGTTCATTTCGGAATACTCCTTAAAGGATGTCAAAATCCAAACTTGCGCTTTACCGGATGGCGTCTTGCGATAGGAACCGGCTGGTTCTTCTGGGCTTCTTGTTCGTAAAAGCGGTCCAGCTTCATAACTCTGAGAGTGGGGTCGGTCACGTCTTTGACGACTTCCGCTGCCCTGACTTCGACGGGCGCCCTTGCCGCGCCGAGCCTTGAGAACATGCCGTACCGCTCCGAATCCGGTGCATGGTCGACAGGAGAAGGCTTGATGTCCTCAACATCGCCGGGCTCGCCATAGCCGAAACGTACCAGCGTGGGAAGCGCAGCAATGAGGACAGGGCACGCTTCCGAGATGAGCAGCCCGTCCTTTTCGAACAGGTCGTAGAGCAACTGCCAGCCGCTAACACGGGCATTGCTGGCCTGGGCCGGATACGGCAACCCGTTCTTCGCGGTGCAGGCCGATTCGCGGATCTGCTCTGCGATCGTGGAGTCTCCGGTGCGGTCCTCGAAGGCATCGGGACTGAGGAAGAACTGCTGAATCTGGTCGCCGCGAGATCGCTCGAGAAGCCCGGTACCGAGCATTCTAGGCGTGACGTTGTTGACGACCCATTCGCGATAGGTGATGTGGCGCCCGTCTGGGGCTGTGGTGTGCCAGTGAGCAGCGGCATCATCGGCGAATCCCCAGTCTAGGCTTAGCCATTTCGGCCACCATGGCTCGATGTGATAGCGCTTTCCATCAGCCTCGCAAACAATTTCTGCGCCAGAGAGATGGCCGACATGGCGCTTTCGATTGAAGTTCGAGAAGTACTGTCCTGCGAACTTGTCCCATCGCCCAAAGAGCCAACCGGGACGGAGTGATTCAGGTAGGGCCATGAGTTTCTGGCCGTAATCGGTCTCTTTGGTAAAGATTTCAAACTGTTTTTCTTCCGTGAAGGCGTAGTAGTTCTCAAAGGTCAGTCCGCGCTCTCGAAGGTAATCCTCGGCCCAGAAGGCGTTATCCCAGCCATAGGTGGGAATGAAAGCGTAGTCGTCCGGGTTCTCGTTCTCGCGGTAGAGCGTGCGGTCTTTAGTGCCATCGACCGCAATGCGCTGGATATAGGCGTGACCGATGTCGCCAGGATTGCAGGTATAGATGGTCTTGACGCGGCCTTTCGGGACGCCCTTCTGCCGGTTGATGCCGATAAGCCATTCGAGTTCTTGCTGCGAGAAGTGCGTCGCTTCGTCAACCCCCACAACCATGAAGCCGGAACCCTGCAGGGCCTTGAGATCGGCGAAAGTCTCGGCGTGCCAGAAGACCAGAGCTGATTTGTTTGGGAGGGTGAGCGTTTTGTCAGAGACGTTGTAGAAAGGCCGCAGCTTGGGAAAGTCGTTAAAGAACGGGTCAATGTGATTCTCTTTGAGTTCCTTGTATCTGCGGCGAAGGATGAGCGTGCGGACGTTGGGCCAGCGGAAGCAGGTGATAAGCTCAATTCGCTGGAGACCGGAAGACTTTGTTCCGCCGCGACTGCCACCGAGGACAATGACTTTCTTGTCGCTCTCTTCGACGTACCAGCGCAAGAGCTGCTGCTTGGGGAAGAGAACGATCTGCGCAAGCGCGTCATACTGGCTTACTGAAGTTGCCAATGTTTCTCACGACGAGTTCAAGGGGTTTGCCTTCGGCGGTGCTGAGCTGCACGTTCTGCGCCGGCTTGCCGAATAGGGTCCAGAACATGGCCAAAACTACTTCCTTGTTGACCCTCACGTCTTTCGCGCCCATGAGCACGAACAGGATGTAATCCTCGATATTCTTGACGCCTGGCCGCCTAAGCTCCGGAATGCGTGCGAAGATGCGCCGCACAAGGTCCGGTCCTCCGGGCTCAATCGCCAATAGTGGAATGCTCTTGGTCGGTGGCCGTCCTGCCCCTTGTCTTACCCCGCCGCTTTTTCCTTTGATTCCCGGCATTTGAATACGTGAAAGATTCAAGCCCTGGAGCGCGAACGCAGGGCTCTCCCTACGGCAACCGAAGCCTCTTCGTCCGTCTTCATCAAATAAAATCCAGTGCTGCTCAAACTTTTGTGCCCAAGGTACTGCCTGGTGTTCTCAATACCAGCGGTGCTGATGATCTGCATGGCGATCGAGTGCTTGAGCGCGTGAGGATGAAGCTTGTGGGCAGGGAGTCCCGCGGTCCTTCCGTGTCGCTGCATGATGCGCCAGAACGTATAACGCGAACGGTCGAATACCCGCTGATCTGCGCTCTGATTGCTGGTGTACTTGAGGAGCGCGGCTTTCTCGTTGAGCAGCGGATCTGGATGCTGAACGAGTGGTTGAGTCGTTCTATTCGAGCCCTTGAGTCTCTGCACCGTCAGGAATCCGCCGCGCAGGTCGCCTACCAGCAGATTGCAGACTTCCGAGGCTCTTAATCCGTGACTGAAGGCCACGAGGATCATCAGGAAGTGCATCTCCGAATGTGCGCGGGCGACACGAAGCAGGGCGAGAAGCTCGGTCCTGGAGAGCGCTTGGATGGCCACAAGGTAATCAAATGAGTGCTACTGAGCGTGATACTGTTGCATTTACCTTACGCAAGCCGCGTAATCTTCACGCTGCACTTGACCGCATTGGTGAGCGTCTTCATGTAGACGCGCATGAACTTTCCGCCCGTGGGTGAGAGATCGATCCTGAACTTCTGCGTCAGGGCATTGACCGTATTGACGGTGTAGTTGGCATTCGTGGGCAGGATAAACGACGCATCGGAATTGGTGTCGGCTTCCTGGATATCCAGTTCGAACGCGCCTGGCGCCGCGCTGAAGGTTAGCTCCACGCATACCATCGGAGGCGTGCCGCCGCCCTTGATGCTGAATGCGACCGAGCCGCTCGCGATGCCGGCAAGAATGGTTTCGAGCACTACGTTCGTGTCATCGATCGCATTCGAGGAGCCTTGCGCTGTCGGCGGAATCCCAAACACGTAGGCGAAATCTCCCGGCCCGAGCGAGCACAGGGCGGGCTGTACTACCGCGCTTCCGGGTGCGCCTGGGAATGGGGGCATCAGCAATCTCCTAGCGGCATAAAGGTCATCAATACCCCGTGCTGGCACATCACCACGTACCGGCCGCGCCAATACTCCACAAACGGACCGAGCGACACAACTTCTTCGATTGACCGGCACCCACAGGAGAAGCGCCAGACGCCGAGTTCCGCGCGCTCAGGGACAAGCCGCACACGTGCGCGTGCTTGGGCAGTCAGGATTGAGGCCAACATGGGAAGGGAATTACGGTGTGATTTTTAACTCAAACTTGCGTGCCGCACACGGCTGGAAAACGATGTCTTTGTCCTTGAACCTGTCGATCACCACGGCTTTCTTGCCGTTCTCGCCCAGGGCAATCTCTTCGCCCACGCCCGCCTCTTCGGCGATCTCTTTCAGCAAGCGATCGGCCTTGGCATAGTTGCGCTTGCCCGCGTCATGGGCGCGCAGGTAGCTAGCGACCTTATCGGCGACCGATTCCTTGGGCTTCTTACTCATTCGCCAATTCTACCGCCAGCAGCGCCAGATTCAGCAAGCTCTGCCGGTTCCACGGGATGCTCTGCAAATACTGCTCTCGCAAGGTGTGCATCAGGGCCAGGAAGATGATCTCGCGCTCAAGCCGCGAGGGCGCGTTCTTCCCGGTATTCGATGGACATATCGGCGTTGGAATCGAGCTTGGCGATGAGGTCATTAAAAGCCTCATCTGAGTTGCCGATCCAATCGTTCGGGGTTTCTTCTGTGCCACGGGTCTGTCCAACTAATGTGCAGCCTGAAGTGTCTTTGGGATCGTTGCCGGGATGAATCTCTATACCCGAGAATTCAGGCACGTCCATCACGTGTGGAGTATAGGTCTCAAAGCGTGCCGATGGCAGCAAGCATAACCTGTAGATTCCAACGGGAATGGCTCTGGGTTTCAGATTGTCTTCGCGAGTAACCGGCTCGAGCGTGTAACACTGCCGAATTCCGGATATGTCCAGCATCCCAATCGTGCTTTTGTCGGTGAACCATAAACGCGTTACGCACAATTTGAGCATGTCATTTTCTTACCAAAGTGAGCAGCGCAATGATGAGTCCGGCTCCGCTCAGTAATGCCGTGAGTATCAGCGTGGTGCGCCAGTTGCCCTGGCCGCGGGATTCCGTTTTCATGTCGTTTTGCTTGGCCTCGAAATCCTTCTTCATGGATTCGAGGCGATCATCGTAAGCCTTGAATTTGGTTTCGGCTTCGGCTCTCGGCATGAGCGTGCTGGCTTGGTCTTTCAGGCTTCCGCGGAACTCGTTGACGGCATCGAATCGCTTTTCCGTAGCTGTTTCGGCCTTAGTGACGGCTTTTTCGCTCGACGTGAGGGCAAGAGAGGTCTTTTCATCCATGGCCTCGAAGCGCTGTTCGTAGCGGATGTCCCGCTCGTCCATCATCTTCAGGATGTGCGCGGTCTTTTCGATGAAGAACTCGCGCAGGCCGTTCATCGCGGCCACGATCTCTTTCAGGTCAGGATCGGAAGTCCTGGCATTTTCTGGCTGGGACACTAGACTTGCAGTGCTTTGATGTCGGCGGCGAGCTGCTCAGCGTTAATCCCGAGCGGCGTCTTCTGTGCGGCGTCGAGGAAATCCTCCGTCACGACCGCGTAAGCCTCATCACAGATTGAATTGGCCGTGAGGTCCATCGGCTGCGCTTGGCCCCACGTGATACAGGTCTGCCCTTCGCGCCCATAGCCAAGCCAGGGGATTCCATGCAGCCCCTTGACCCCGCCCTTGAAGGGCTTGTTCCACGGCTTGCCGTCGGCAAATTGCTTCTGCATGGACCCCGTAACTTGCGTGCCGATGAGGATGCCGCCGAAGATGTCGATAGCCTGACGCAGCGCGTTCAGGTCGGTGTAATCGATCGAGGCCCATGCGGAGATGAAGTGGCCGTAAACTCCATACTTCTGCCAGTAGGCCAGCATGTCGGTCCAGGCCGTGCCCTGGTCGGTTGCGGGATCTTCGGGGTCATAGCCGGTGACGGCAGAATAGAGGTCGACCGCCTGTTGCTTATTGAATAGGATGGGCCTGTCGTTTGCAAAATTGGCCGCTTGAATCCAATGCAGGGTAGCGGCGATGACGCAATCGCCAAGTTGGTCATTGCCAAGCATTCCCCAGAATTTAGAGCCGACCGCATTCTGCCAGTTGCGGTGCTCTTCCGGCATCGGCAGCGTTCGCGGCGTCACGTACTTATCGAGCGCGAGAGTGGAAGGATGTTCCTTCGGAGCGAGTTTGCCGAACTTGAGATCGGGTTTCATTCGGTTATTACAATAATGGAATACTTAATCGATTGATCTGTGACGCTTCCTGCAGCGGTTCAGTTGTAGAAAAATAGGCCGTGCCCTCATCTTTGCAACTCGCAAAGGTTTAGTTGCGAACAATAATGCGATTCGAAAGCAGAGTTTGTGGCATTCGCATTTAGGCACGCTCATTTCGTCGGCAGCGGCCCGATGTAATCGAGATATGCCTTGGGCCAGTTCGTCATAATCTCGTGCTGAGCCTGCGCGAGATCGGCATTCTGAAGCTCTACCGTGGGCTGCATACAAACCAGTTGCCTCAAGCGATTCTCCAGGGCGTCCTTCCAGTGATATTCCGGGGCCATCTGCACCCACAGGTTTGCTTCGCTGTCGAGCCCCCCTAATTCAAGAGGCACAATGTGATCCAACTCTTCCTTGCCTTCGTGCGGGCAATCCGTGACGTGATATTCGGTGCAGACGTGCTTCTTCATCTCGGGCGTGGTCTTACGAAACGGCTTGGTGCGGAAGTTCTTGGCACAGATTTCGTGGGCGTCGGTGGTACGGATGGCTCCAGGGCTGAGCGTCGGGTTTGGCACTGCAACCGCAGCTATGTCGATCTCCGTGGCAGGCTTCCTGTGCGTGACCTTATGCGCGACTTGCACCGTCTTGGCCGCCACCGGCCTAGCGATGAACGGAGTGGCGAAGTTCAGGCAGATAGAAATAATCAGCAGAATGTTGCTGGTCGAGATGAGAAGTAGAGCGAACATCACAATTGGGAGCCGGGGGCGGGACATTCACCCGCATGCACGGATTACGAATCCGCTGCTTTACGGAGTGCCCTCCGTCTATTTACTTGGCGCTGTCAGGCTCTAGCCGCCGTTCTCTGTCCGCACGGCTCCGCAGTATCCATGGCCTGCGTTACCCGGGCATCACGCATCTGCTTTTAAGCTACCCCGGCACATTTCATCGGTACTGTATCAAGAAGTGAAATGCCAACCAACCAATGCCCATCGCCAGTATCCATTTCGGCACAACCGCGAGAGTCAATCGCGTGAGTGATGTGCTGCCCCACTTCTGCACGATGCCCACGGTCTCAAGGACGACGAACATCACGACCCACAAGCCCCACAGCGCGCGGTCAAGCGGGGTGCCGGGCCAGGCGATCACTACAACTCGATTCGCCCCGTGATGTTATTAAGCCAGGAGATCATGTTCTCAAGGTCCGCATTGGCTGAGTTCATTTCCTGCGCAAGATTAAGATTGCGGACTGCGGCCTTGTCTATTCCGTTTACTGGCTGCGGTGGATCATTGCGTGGACTGAGAACAGGTTGCAGCCGCGCTTCTAATCTGGAGATGGATTCATGGAGCGTGGCCTGCAACTTGGCCCTCGCGTTCATCTGAGAGCCGATGGGGCTTTGTTCGCGCTGTTGCAGTCCGCCGATTGATCCGGCTTCTGGATAGTGGGCCTGTGCTGCTGGTAGATAACTGTCCATTGGGGGCATTGGTGATTCCTCCTTAGCGGAGGATTTTATCAGGGTGTCCTGCGGTCACCATCGTCAAATTAAATCTGGCTTTGAAGCCGGCGAGATCGGGAGGCTTCACGCTCGATAGCTTCGCACGTCCAGCCGCAACGGGAGTGAGCTGGGTTTGGAACGATGCCAGCACCACGATCAACCCCTGCAGTCCTTCGCTTACCGCAGTCTGATCCTTGGCAGGCAGGTGTGTGTCGGTAATGATCTGCCCGAGGTCTTTCTGCAGGGACCCCAGCACGGCAATAGTCTTATTGAGCGAGCCGGTTGCAAGAGCGCTCGACGCCTGCGCGGCCGTGATGTCGCTCGCCAGGTCGCCGAAGTCGGCATTGGCCGTAGCGGCATCGGTCGCTAGAACAGTCTGCGTTCCCGCAGTGATGACGCCGTTCGATTGCAGGATCGAGATGATGTAGCTGAACGCCTGCAGGGCGACTGGTTCCCACTTCTGAATCGAAGCTAAGGTATTGCAGCCGATGGCCAGCGTACACACGAGCACGACTGCCAGAATCTTTTTGTTTCGCATTTACTCTCCGTTAATAGCGTTGTAGAGGTTCGCCCGATGGCGGTTTCCCGGTGAGGGTGAGTTGTTTCTTGGCGACCCATCGTCCATAAGCCGCGAGCAGGGCGCCGATACCAAAGATAATCGCCGCAACCAGCATCGTCTGGTCGGTCACATGGAACACTGTTAAGGCATCGCCAATCCATCCGGGTTTATAGTGCGCAATGGTAGCGATCACGATGCCCCAATAAGTCTTCGAGGTGATTACTGATTTCCAGCCGCTCATCGTATGTGTCCAAAGTGCGGTGCGTCGCCAAAGACCCCGAGCAGCCAGCAGATGAGCAGGATGATCAGCACCAGGCCCAATAGGCCGATGCCTCCGCTGGGACTCTCGCGGTAGTAGTACCCGCCGCCTCCCGCAAACAGGATCACCAGCAGAATGATGAGAATGATCATGGATTCACCGCCGCGCCGTTCACGGTATTCCCGCTGAACTTCACCGCGCCAGTCATCGGTACGGGCCAGTTGCTCTTGTCGAAGGCCGCTTTGCCGTTGCGGTCGGAACGGTTTCCTGTGACGGTGACATCAATGGGGGTCGTTGAGCGGGTGAAGAAGAAGCACAAGCAGACCCCGTCACCAGCATTATCATGCCAATAATTATTCGTGAGTGCCAAGCCCTTTATGACACCTGTCGATGTATTTGGCTCCACGTCACAGCCGTCCGAGATGCCCGCAAGCGCATTATGCGCGCCCGAGAAGTCGTTCGAATCGAAGACGACGCTCGTCAAATTGTCCGTGGCGGAACAGCCGTTGCGAATGGGATCGGAAGAAGTATTGTGACTCACCGTCACGTTGCTGGAAGTCGAAACATAGATCGAATCCCCGCCGCACTGATTGAAGCGCAGCCCCGTGACCGTGACGTTCGATGCGCCCTTGATCCAGATGCAGTTGTTGTATTGGTTCACGTTCTTGTCGGTCAGCACTGCATTCTTGCGGTAGGAATAGACCATCGTGAACAGGCAGGCATTGGCAGAACCGCTGCCAGCAAGTGTCACGTTATTCACGGCCACGGCGATCATCTGGTCATAGGTTAGATACCCCGCCACATCGCTGATCGTCACGCCATCATCGCACCAGAGATTCGTATTCGCCGGAAGCGAGAGCGCATGGAGCGCGAAGGCGCAGGGAATCGCCAGAGGACAGCCCAGCTCGATCGGCCCCTTGGCCGCAGCCGCATAGATTGCAGCATTGTCAGTGCCTCCGCTGGGAACAAGTTTGGTGCGGCCGGCGAGCGGGGGAGTCACGGGAGCCACAACTGGGCAGCTCACCGTTGCACTAAGCGTTCCCCCGGTGGTGCTGGTGCTGTTGAGCGTGCAGCCAGCCGGAATGGTAATCGGCACCGTTCCGGAATAGGGGACTTGCACGGTCGTTTGGGCAAGGGCGGCCGCGGACAGTGCGAGTATCGCAAAAATGAGATATTTCGTCATAAGAGCTGCATCACGGTGGCGCCATCCGAGTCCCACGGCTCCCAGCGGCACCGGTCAGTCTGCACGGCACTATAGTCCACGTAATTCTGTCTCACGACGGCCCGCATCGACACGCCTTCCTCGATCCACTCCGCGCGCTTGGTATCCAGGCGCTTTTTTGCATCCGCCGGGGAGATGAAGCAGGTATGGCCTTGCGGCGAAGTGAAGGATATGCGGGTTACGCACACGTGGGTTTTAGGGCGTGGAAGCGGGCGCCAAAGATTCCCGAGGCGCAGAGGGGATAAGGGAAAACGGGCACAACGATGCTGAAGCGCGGGGACGCTTTTTACAAGGTTTTCAGGTTGCGGGGATAAGATATACCGCCACTAATGGGGGTCATGTCCCTAATGAGACAATTCAACCCCTTTCTGTGGAATAATTTGCAGGTCGTGAAGTGCCAGGCGTGCCATCTGCCCACGAAGATCGTGGACAAATACGAAGACGACGCCGGTCTCACCGCGACCCGACGTCACGAATGCAGCAATCCCGACTGCCCGCGTTACGGACCGGAACATCGATTTACAACCGAGGAAAGAATCACCCCGCGCTCAGCCGAAGAGGGCAGGGCGGCGAGGGGCGAGTCAGATTAAAGAGGGCAGTAGAGTCAGGTTTCGCAGGCGATGCACTGGTTGGCGGTCATCACCGCTTCTCGCACCTGACGGATGGCGGCGGTTTGGTCTGGGCCCGGCGGCGTGTTTTTCAGGATCGCCAGCGCGAATTGCTTGCCAGCGCCACGGATAGCTTCATACTTCGGCAGTTGCTCTGAGGTCGGCGTGTGGTACTGGAACCAGTTGTCGAGATCGTGCTGCGTCACTCCGCGGGCTGAGGTTGCTGTTACTCCGATTCCTTCCATATGGGGTGGCCCTCCTGGCCCGAGATTCTACTACAGGCGTCAGAGAATCGGTATTGGGAGCCTGCAAAATAGCATGGCACCGGGCGATTCCGTCCGTGAGGGATGCGGCCACTTGGCCGAGGCGTGCGTCGAGCGAGCGTAACTGCTCAAGTTCCGAGCACGGGGGCCTGGACCTTAACTCCGCCTTAATGTCGTCCACGGCCCGGTAGAGGTCGACCAGTTCCCGCGGCGCGCCCGCACTCGCCGGATGGATCATGCAGAAGCGGATCGCGGCCTGCACGATGCGAAACTGCGCATCGGTAGAGACTTCGGTATGGGCAGGCATGGGGCTTGGCGAGGGCTGGGAGTCGGTCGTCATAGGGTATTCAGGGCATTATAACTTTGGTGTCAAGGTAGAGGGCGTACAGGGGCGAGACGTAACCTCATATACGCCTTCGTTTGAGTGAATTATCACCCGCCACCACTTCCCATCCTTTACGACTTCCGAGACGATCTTCGCGGGGCACGCCGCCAGCATCTCAACCGTGCGCTCGGCATACTCCCGGGCCACAAAGGTTGCGCCCAGCGAGGGAGGGCGGAGGCGGTTGTGGAGGCGGGGGATCATGCCCCGATCTTCCTTTGCCGTGCCCAGTAACGCTCCATGGCTGCGGGATTGGCGCGCACGCCGTAATCGCTGGGGACGGGCTGTTTGCGGGGGAAGGGAATTGCCTTGGATGGCCACTCGCCGCGCTCGATTTGCTTGAAGCGCAACAGGAACGCCTTGCCGTAGCGGAGATGGCGCTTGGTGCATTCACCGATGATCAGCTTCATCGTTTCGTGAAGCTGGCTGATCTCTGTGGGGGACTTTTGGAGTTTGTAGATTTCCTCGGCGACCGCGAAGCCGCGCCGCTCTTCCGAAGTCAACGATTCGAGCACGATTTCGAGGATGGATTGCAAGCTCATTGCCTCTACGAGCTATGCTCCTGACTTTTTAACCGACACTGACACTTTTGTATCTTTCGTGCTCAATTGCTCACCGATGGATTCCGCGTTTTGGGCTATATGATTCATCACCTGCTCGCCTATTGGCTCGGTCGAGAATAGATTTACCTGACACTCCATCGGAGTCATGGCCTCTTCTTTGCAGATTTCTCCCGTATCTAAGCGAATGATTTGCTTCTTACCTACGGCGGGCGTATGAAAATGGACCAGACACTCAACCGCACGAGTCATGCCGCGCTCGCGAACCTGCCTCGAAAGCATCCAAACCGTTGCTTCTATCGCTGCCAATCTTTCTTTGAAAGCATCAGTGATGGTCTTCTTCTCAATCTCAACCTCCGAATGTCGTATCGTTTCAGAGGCCAGGAATTGCGCTGTTGAGTCCAGCTCTTCGGGTGTGAATTTATGCCATAGATCTAAGGTGACATTTTTTTCTTTCATAGTCCCTCCCCTTCTTGGTTTGGTTGGTCAACCTCTTTAATTTTAGAAATTGAAGCCAACCAACCAAAACCATCTTCCAACTCTAGTTATGGTGTACTGCTTTAAGAAGCCATTGCGCCGCCAAACACACGCGCACACAAATCCGCATTCACCGCTGCGCGGCCGGTTATTTTCTGTTTGTGTGTCCGGGTCTAGATCCCGGGTACTACTGTTTGGGTCGCACCCTGGACGGCAGGTTGCCCTTGCGAGTCCAAGCGTCGCGTGCTTTACGACTGCTGCCGGGAAAACTCACGTACGACCCAAAATCACATCGCGACAACCCATCGAATCGGTCACGGTGTCCGTGCGCCAGTCGCAAGCGCCCCGTGCCGCCTCTACGTGCTCAGATTGCCGCGAAGATCGTTACCACCTAAATCCCAAGATCGTTGCCAATACCGCGAAGGCTCCAATCGTCCCGATCACGACGCCGTTATAGAACCGCTCGGCTCGTTCCGCCTCTCGCAGGATTTCCTCGGTCGTGACGTAGTATTCGCGGGCCGGCAGATCGCAGCGCAGAACCTGATCCGAGTCGCAGGTCGAGCAGCGTAAGGCGCGGTTGAGCGGTCCCACGCAGTTGCAATTCATGCACAGGTAGAGATTCATTCGCCCATCCTTAAAGTTTTGGCTATCTCTCGTCCTGTCTCATATGCGCGTTGCCAATCAGGTCCGGTGTAGACGAGAGATGTGATACCGCTAACACTCTTCGTATAGATCACATAAGTTTCCGCTCTGTAGTAGGCAGACACGCGGGGAGATTCGTAGGCCGCGGCGCAAAAATCATATTCTCTGCCCTCAGTAGGCGGCTTAGGAAGATTCATACCGTGACTCCGCCCGTCTCCGCCTCTAGCGCTTCCGACTCCAAGAGGTAGAGGAAGTCCTCGATCTCGGCGCTGATCTTGCGAATCTGCGCGAGGGTTAGATTCTTGTTCTGCCAAACCAAAGTGCTATTGGTGTTGCGGGTGATTCTTTCCTCTAAGGCCACTAACAAGTCGCGGGGACGCATCGTTAGGCTCCTTTTTTGATTTCTGGATATGAGAGGTGTTCATCGGCGGCAGTCCATCCCGCGATGAACGCAGCCTCAAGGCGATTGTGGAGGTATCGCCCGAACGCGCCTGGCTGCTCTATTAGCCGCTTGCCCTGCTCGGTCTCAAAGAAATCGTCCCGAGCTTTCGCCAAGGGACTTCGTAAATCTTTCATGCCTTCCTCTTCGCTTCCGGCAACTGAAAAGCTTTGCACTTGCAAAAGCTCGGTTTCTCGCCATCCATCCAGAAGCAGCAATCGCCGCCGCTGTGATGCTGTCGCCGCGGGTGCCCGCACACGCAAAGAGTCAGCGCGTGAACGCCTGGGGGCGGCAGATGGGGCTTGCGGGTCATGCCGTCGCCCTCTTTCCCTGCGGAACCGGCGGGACCTTTTCTGGAGTCTTCCAAGTGATGAGTTCATTGATGAACCATTGCATCAAATCAGCTTTTGAAAAATTCCCAGGCATAGACATTACTCTGCGCATCAGCGAAAGAGCGGCCCTAGCTTGCTCGTTCAGATCGGCTCCCAATGGTGGTTCGCTATATCGCGCTGCGTCCGGATCGGAGCACTCGACCATGCAGATTCCGCAGAGCTTCTCAACTCTGCGAATATCCTTCTTGCTGACACTTCCAGGTTTTACCAGAAACAATGGTCTTAGACCCAAAAGGGCGCTCATCGCTTCGCCTTTCCCATTGCCAGAGGGCCGTAAGCTCTTATGAGCTGCATCGCATACACGACTCCGCAGGCGCGGCCGTACTCTTCGAGCGCGTCCTCGGCCTTTTTGCGGCTGTCGCTCAGGCGCCCCATCCATTGCAGGAGCAGGTTGTCGCGGTCGAGTGACGAAGAGTGATCGCGCATGTAGTGCATCAGATCGACATCTTCACGGTTGGGTGTGAAGTGGTTAGACATATCGTGCAAGCCCCCTCGCGGTAGATTAGGGTAGGGGACAGTACCAATAGAGATACGTGACGGCAAGATAATATGGGAGACGCTCACCACGCCACCCCGAAGCACACCACTACGAACACATGCAGGAAGAAGTAAGCCGGAACACCGCAGGCTAGGATCAGCGCTTTGTCATGCCAGGAACGTGAGAGGAAAAAGCCGAGGAGTCCAGAATTGGACGCGCCCATCATATATATATTTTTGCGTTCTAGTACGGCTTCGTCTCTGGGCTCGGTTCGCATGGGATCAGGCTGCTTTCTCTTGCTTGATGAAAACTTCGATCGCCTTGTTGGCGGTTTTAGAGAGAGACCATTCCTTCTGGGCTGCGATGCGCAAAAGGGCTTGGTTCTGCTCTTTGGTGACTTTTGTGGAAATGGTAATAGTTCGCATGGCGTGGAAACCTATGCCTCCGTTAAAAGTCTGTCAAGGTTCAATCGGATCCTGACTGTGCAAATCCTGTGCCCAAACGGTCAACTTTTTCGTTCTAGGCTGGCCTGATAATTTGTCATATGTTACGTTCTTATGTTACCTTCTCCCGCTCCGCCTTCAGCTTCTGCAGATCGGCCAGCCGTGCACCAATAATTAGTCGCACCGTGCTGGACCTCCGAGCAGTTTGGATTGAGTCGAGAATGTATATCGCTTCCTTCTCCCTCGCCTCCAGCACCGCGAGGTCGAGTTCGCGCTGGGTGTAGAACCGTTGACCATACATGCTTTCAAATACTTTAATCTGCGCTTCAAGCTCGCTCACTTCGCTCTACTCCTTTCCCGGCTGGGTAGGGCTTCACGCTTTGCCTCTTCCACGATTCTCTGCTTTAGCCAAGAGAGAATATAATCATCCTGCCCATCACCAGGTAAAAGCGAGTAGAGGTACTCATCGTCCAGAATCGCCCACAGCCGCTCCAGGCTAATGGTCCTGAAAATATCCGGCTTACGTTCAGCCATTCGCTCTACTCCTTTCCCGGCGCTATTCCAGCGGCCTTAGCTGCCAACCAAAATTGGCACTCTTCACTGTGAGGGAAGTAATCATTTGGCCCGAGTTCGTCCGCTTGCATGGGACAGAACTGGCAGCAAATCTTCTCAGCGTCCTCATCAGAGAATACGGCCCGCTCATTGAGGGCATACATCGCCCAACGCAAATGCTTCTGTAGCTCCCTTGCCTTCTCAAGCTCTGCGAGGGCTTGCGCATCGTCCTCGCCAGTCCACAATGGATGACTTCTGGCACAATCTAGCGCGAAGGTCAGCGCCGGGAAGCTCTTAGGTTCAGCCATTCGCTCTACTCCTTTCCCGCCTTTTTCTGCATCTCGTCGATAATGGCCAGCGCTTCTTCGTTGGTCTTTACTCCCAACGCCTTACGGATAATCGCGCCGCGTTCGCGGAGGGCCTCCTTACATAGTGCCGCCACATTGGGTTTCGTGTTCCACTCCGGATGTTCGGCAAGAATATCTCGCAGGTACTTAGCAAACGTGCCTCCATGCCTCTCCGCCCGCTTATCGCCTTCATTGATCGCGCACTCGAAGCACATCACGCTCTACTCCTTTCCCTCGGGCTTGGGCGCGGGCCATTTCCAGATTCCCTGATGCCCCTTTGCCGCAATGGGCGGGTTAAGCTTCCGCAGAAGGGGCGCAAACCAACCGTAACGGCCCATCTCAAAGTCCCCATACTCATCGCCAATCTCGTCGCGGCTTCTCTCTGTGAACTTTTCGCACTTAGTAAGCTTGTGAATCGAGAGGATACAGCCGCGCGGAATGGTCAGCGGGTCGTAACCGAAGTAAATACAGGCGTTGGCGTCTATGCGCATGGCGGCGTGGATGGCGAACTCCTGGCCGATCAGCCAAGCAGGTGCAGGCCAGTGCCTCGTTTCAATGGGCTTGCGATTATCGGCCATCAGAGAAGCCCAGGGTTGCCACAGTGAAAGAACCGGATAAATTAGCTCGCTCACTTTCCCCCTCCGTCTGCTTCGGGCTTGGGCGCGGCCCTCATTGCATACTGGCTTTTCCAACTCAGCCTTTTGCCGCTGCGGATCAACTCAAAGCGAATCGCCGTCTCTACCTGAGATACCGTAACAGCGTAATCTTTGGAAATTTCCTTCACTGATTCGCCGGCCCAAAAGCGCCCAGCCAGGACTCCCACAGGGATGCTGCATCCTGCCACGCGCGGTGCGCCAGAACAGATTTCAGCATCACGCACAATGCCGTCCATTTCCAGGACATTACCGACGACCTTGAAGCTCACTTATCCTCGTTGGCCCACTTGTCGAACTTCTCTCGCAATATTTCCGCTGAAGGCTCGTCGCAACAGTTGTAGAGATTCAGTGCTGCCTCGTGGGCGCATCGCAGATACGCTTCCCGCCTAGCCACATGCAATTTCTCCTTGAGCTTGTCCTTGTCGCCCATCAGCAGAAGGATTTGCTGCCTGTGAGCTTCGGCGTGCTTCTCGGCGTACTCTTCTTGCGCTTCCCGCCTGATCTTGGCGTCGTGCTCTCTTTGCTGTGGTGCTTCCGTGTGCCCGGTGCCCCCAGATTCACGGATAGCTTCGATCAAATCCGGTCCTTC